GTTAAGCGGGATGATAATTATCCAGATTCTTTAGTTGGTACTGTTATTATGAAGAAGATGGATCACACAAGCTCTTGGGGTTCTAATAATAAACCTCCTGTTGGTAGTGGTAAGCGCGATGTGTATGAAATTGGTGAGAATGATGAGTTGCTTATCCACCATGCCGCTGTTCCAGCTTGGGAAGCTTTCACTGCCGCCGTCTATTGCTTCACTTGTGGTGTTGTTCCCGAGAATCAGATAACTACATGCTTCACTAAGAGGGAGTGCTATCCAGTTACGGCTTCTTGTGAAACTCATAGATATCCTATTGCAGCTAATGCTATGGAGTTTTATGGCTCTTTGATGGGGGAAGAAAGAGCAAAAGCTCTATTGGAGTGTGTTCCTGGCGAGGACCAGAAGGTTCGAGACATTTTCCATTCAGTATCTGATTTCAAAGTGAAAATCAAATCGCGTATGGTTTCTAATCTTCCTGGTTCAGTTAATGTGGCATTCAGAATGTTTTTGCTGCCTTTGGCTTATCTTTTTGCCAATAATCCCATAGAATTTGACATGGTTGCCGGTCTTGATATGGGTTCTTGCCATATGGAACAGAGCACTAATCAGATTTTCTTTGACGGTTACGATGAAGAAACAGATCAATTTTTAGTTTTTGATGCTGATGTTAGCGCCTGGGATAAGATAATGCCTGCGAATCTTACCAAGAACACTTTAACTATATGCATCGAACTTGTTTTGGCAATTCATGAGTATTTTGGCACTTATACCCCGCGTCATAGAGCTTATGCAGATGCTTTGTTGGAGTGGTGGGAAAACATGTCGTTGTTTTATGGTGGTGTTGTTATGCCCATATCGGTCATGCCATCTGGTTTTATCTTCACTTTACCTTTGAATTCTTTGATGAATCAGGTTCTCAAGGTCTGCAACATTCTCAAGTTTGCCAAAGTGAATCGCATTCCATTTCCTGCGGATTATACTGATTGGGTTAGGCACAAGGCTCTTGGAGATGATAGTCAGACTGCCATAAGGCCTGCATTTGTTAAGGCATGTCGTGATAATCAGGTGGACGTGTATAGTGCCATAGATTATGCCAGGATTATGAAAGAGTTCGGCATCACTTCCACAATGGGTGATAAATCCGATGCGAGTTTGGCTTACCAGGAACCCAGCAAGTTGGTTTTTCTTCAGCATATCATGTTTTATTTGAAAATTCCAGCTTATACGCTTGACGAAATTGAGGAGGACCCTTCCAGGGTTTCTCATCATGTTTTGATTGCAGCAGCTCCACTTAAGGCTTCTGTTCTTGTCAAACTGTTGGCTAAGCAAGATTCCTCTTCATCGGTTGAGGAAAGATATCTCTTGCGAGATCAAGTGTATACAGTTCTGGGTGAATTGGTTCCCTATGGTAAAGTCAGATGGCAAAGATTTGTAAATGCTGTTAGGGATTACACCCATCCCCTGTGGAAGCCGAAGGATATGGATGTCATGTACCATCAATTTTTTGATTGGAATTTTTGGCTTGATCGCTATGTGAAGAAATTTTGCCGGAATGGCTCATTGGACAAGCACATTATTGATCAGAGATCATCCAATCCAAAGGCGTTCGAGTCATTGAAAAGGCAACTCAATCCTGAGGGTATTGAATGCCTGTGCTATGATTCAAATGCCTTGTAATATGGCACCGAGCTTGAGCGAGCTCGTTAAATATACGCTTACGGGTGGTGCCGTGTACGGATTCTCTGAATTGTGCGAATAACCCCTTTGAAGTTCCGATCCTTGTATTTATTAGCTATTTGTATATTATGCGTTCTTCAATTGTATTAGCTATTTGTTGTGCTAGTGCAGGATGTTAGGTCAAATCTTGTACTTTATTTTATGACCAGCAAGTTTAACAGATTTAGGGACGACTGCTGACGTCCAAATTCAGCAGACTTTTGCTTTTGATGATAGTGAAAAGCAATTCATTGCCTCCGTCAGAGATGGTGAGGACCCTACCCACGATTGGGGTTCTTACTCTGATGTAGATTTGGCAAGATGGTTGGAGCGTCCTATTTTAGCTTCAACCCATATATGGAATGTGGGCCAACCTTTTCCTCAGATATATTTTAACCCGTGGTCAGCGTTTCTTGATAGCCCCAGTGTTGCTCAGAAACTTGATAACTTTTATCTCTTGCGTTGTAAAATGCATATGAAGGTAATTGTCAATGGTTCCCAGATGCACTATGGGCGTGGTTTTATTTCTTATAGACCATTGATTACTGAACCCGGTGAGAAATTTCAGTTTGAGCCAGGGGGTAATGAACCTTTTGGGTCTATGTCTAAGGATTCTTCGGTTGATTTTAGTCTCACTAATAGTGAGGAGGTTTGCATCATGACTCAAAGTCAGTGGCCTAAGATTTTCATTGATCCAGGTCAATCTATGGGTGGTGAGATGGAATTTCCTTTCTTTTATGGGGCTAATTGGTTCAGAATTCCGAATCGTGATTGGGTGGCAAACCCTTCGGCTGTGGACACAGGTCAAACTATGGGTCCTAATGGTCCCCCTATAGTGAACCTGGTCACTGGTGCTCCACCAAATGTTTCTCAGGGTCCTTATGGGGCACGTATTTCACACATGGGTGTTGTTCACAGTTCCAATCTCGCCATGTTGAAACATGCCAACAATGCTGATGACCCTGTTACCATACAGGTCTTTCTTTGGGCTTCTGATGTGAAATTCTCTGTGCCTACTGCCGTCGGTCATCCAGCCGTTTCTGTTCCTCCAATTAGCGGTGGTTTTGTACCTAAGATGAGGTCTGAGTACGTTCCCAATTTCCTTGGAGATTTAGCTAAGGCTCAATCTAATGATATATCCACTCGTTTGGAGGTAGGGGATTCATGCTTGGCCACTGATCAAGCAACAGTTGGACTCGGTGCCAGTGATGAAATGTCAATTCCCAAGTTGGCTCAGCGTGAATGCTGGCTTGATAGGTTTACTTGGCAAGTCAATACACCTGCTGAAACTCCCATTTGGTATGCTAGGGTTACTCCCCAATATTTTAAGAGGCAGGTTGGCAATGATATCAGCTTATCTGGTATACCTTGTGTCCAACCAACGCCATGTGCTTACGCAGCATTGCCATTTGGCTATTGGCGCGGATCCATGAAGTATAGGATTCAGATTGTTGCTTCCAATTTGCATAGGGGGAGATTGCGAATTGTTTATGATCCCGTTGCTGATATTAATGCCCGTGAGAATGTGAACGACTATCCAGAATCTTTAATGAATCTTCAATATAGTCGTACAATTGACATTGCCGGTGATTCTGGTAGGGATTTTACTTTTGAGGTTGGTTACATGCAAGAGAAGCCCTATTTGTCACTTCAACCTCTTGAGGCTCGGGATACACAAGGTTCAGGTTTCAATTTTGATTGGATTAATTATGGACCTGAAGTTCCAGTTGCTGGTGCTGTTAATCCTTCTCGCCTTGCTCCAACGGCTTCTACGAATGGGCAGATAACCATTTACATTTTAAATAGGTTAGCTGTTCCTAGTACTGAAGTCAACAATGATGTCACTGTGAATGTTTTTGTTTCAGCTGGTGAGGATATGGATTTTCAGATGCCCACTGCAAGAAATTTGGACTCATTGTCCTTTGTTGGGCCAACTGGATTTCCAGTCAATTGGGATAATTTTTCTCCAGTTCCCCAATCCATGGGTAATGAAGCTTTGCGTAGGCGGAATGTTTTTGGATCCACCAGAAAGCTTGATGTGACTGAGAGAAAACAGGCTAGAGAAGATGCCAGGAGAAAGAAGAAAGCGGAACTGGTTGGTAGTTTTATACCACGTATGGAAGCTTCAGCTACTGGTGAATCAGCAGCGATGGGTACTACGGAAATGGAGGATGTTCCGGAGGATCCCCCCACAAAGGCTTGGATGGGAGATTGTTCCCAACCGTCAGCCCCAATGGCAGCTGTTACTTTTGGAGAAAAGATGACTTCTTGGCGTGGATTGATGGATAGATGGCAGATTTACAATAGAGAGGCTTATACCGAAGCTAATGAGATTGGTTCTCAATCTAGAGCTGACCGGGGCTTCACCGTAATCAACATCAACCCAAACTTCCCCCCGTTTCCAGGACCGGCACCTATGGCATCTTTGTGGGATATCAACACGAGTGATTTTTCTGGTTTTACTCCCACTCAAGGTCCTTATGTGTCGGATCCTGTACCACCCGGCATTGATCAACCTTTGGCGCTCAATTATGCTTTTAATTGGGCTCCTGGAGCTAAGTATACTTTAGCCGCTCCATTGCTAACCGTGCCAGAGGCAGTTGATGGTGAGCGTGCTAACGCGGCTGATTTGCTTAGGGTGAATCCCGGGAAAATCACGATGCTCCATTTTGTAACCAGAATGTTTATTGGACGTAAAGGTGCCATCAATAATAAGTATATTCTTGATGGAAACAGGACATCCAATAATGTTCAAGGTACTAAGATCATGTCGGTTAAGCGATTGCCTGATAGTGGAGTAATATCTGGCAATTCCTGGCGCAGTAATACGACAGCAGCTCAAAATGTTGAAAATACCTTACTTGTCAGGAATGCTATGCCGGCCTATGGTGGTTTTTGGAGTCAAGCTAGTTGTCGTATTTTCAATTCGACTAGTGATAGGATTGCTGGCGTAGCTGGTGTTTCATCATTGGTTGAGGCTCAGGCTTTGAATGGTTCAATCCAGGGCGGTTCTTCGCAGATTTTGCCGCCAAACTGGTTTGATCCCACTGTTCCTCCTGGTGTACCTGATTATGGAGCAGCCTCTTTAGCCTCTTTGGCTGAAACCACTACGAATAGTGATTTGATGATGACCAATACTTTTGATGGTACTCATGTCACTACTTCAAGGCAACAGCCTGTTATAGAGGTTGAAATCCCTTTCTACGTGAATTCGCGTTTTCTCAAGAATGATTTGATTTTGAACAACACTAGAGGGGTTCAGGCCCATGCTGTTAAGTATGAATCAGTTTTGCTTAACACAACTATAGAGGAGGGTCAGGATGAACGTGGTACTGTGACGTATCTTGAAAGACATGTCAGACCAGGCAAAGATTTTAGCTTATATTACTTAGCTAATGTCCCTCACATTGTCTTGTTAGGTCATTTCAGATATCAAACGGTTGTGGGTGATCCGGCGGATCCCACACCAATAGACGTTGCCCAGGCTGCATATGGCTCTTTGAGGTATTTTAGTGCGGGTAGGCAATCAGAATCCTCTTACAAAGCTCCACCAGCGGCTCCGGTACCACCCGGATCCTTGGCCATTAACACTTATCCATCTGATACGTATTTTTATGAACAATCTCTTGATGCGCAAGTGTATCCTATGGCCGAAATTTTAAATACTAATTAATAGTAGCATGATTATGTCGTCATGCAACCCCATTGTATAATATTATCGGTGCGAACCCGACGATAGGCAGAGAAAGTTAGTGCCTAGGGGATATTAAGACATGAAAGCTCTTCCACTTTGGCAAAGTGGGGAAACTTAGGTTTCCGAGCAAAGCTCGCTTAAAACAAGTCCATTGTTTTTTGTGGGCTTGCCCCTTTTATCGAG